TGAAAGTGCACGTTTGAGGGTGCCTTACGGAGATGAAAACACACGAAAGTTGGTTGATACGATGTTTGGTGAATTTAATTCAATCGCGTTTAACTCAAAGAAAGGGACTCTTGAATCAGTTTGTGGACATGATGATATATGTATGTCATCGTTCATGGCAATACAAGATTTGAGGGAAAACAACGTACAGGCAATGATTGATTTTGTTGATTTGGATTGATATGGAAAAAATAAACGCAAATTTTTTAGGTGAACTGTTTCGGAAAATGTTTCTAAGCAAGGAAATGATGTTTATTGTTGACAGACACCTTGATTTTAAATTTATTCCTAAAGAGGAAGTGGGGTATAAATTTATTTTGAAGGATGCGAAAGAACAGTTTCACCAATATGATAAAATACCTTCACTGGGGGTTATCTCCCAAAAATATAGTGACATGGAGTCTGTTCAACTCGCGGTTGATCAGATAAAGGAATCTCAAATTGTTGATGACGAAGTCCTTTTAAATCAACTTGAAAGCTATATTCGTGACAGTGAATTTCTTCTCCTTAACAAGGCCATCGTTGATCTTTATGGTGAAGGAAAAAAAGAAGAGGCGATGAGGTTAAGCAAGGAGGAAAGTACGAGGATTTTGGAATTTTCATTAAGGGCTCAGTCGGAGATGTTTTTAGGGGTGTTTAGTGATTTTGATAAATGCCGGAAAGATTGGGCCGAAAAAACAGAGCAGCAACCTCCTGTTGCATTCGGAATAGACGCACTTGATGATAAATACGGAGGGATTGATGTGGGTGACACTGAGTTATGGTTGGCGAGATCGGGGGTTGGGAAAGCTCTTACATTGGATACGAGAATCATCACGCCGGACGGGTATATGAGAATGGGTGATGTGAAAGTGGGTGATATTATTTCCACGATTCACGGGGAACCGCAAATCATTACCGGTGTGTACCCGCAAGGGGTAAGGAACTGTTACGAGGTCACTCTCACTGACGGTTCGGTGGTAAGATGTGACAGGGATCATTTATGGACCGTGCTTGATAGGTATCACGAAGATCGTGTCGTCACATTAACTTTGGGGGAGATAATGAAAAAGGGTCTTTTAAGATGTGGTACTCACGGTGGACAGGTTTATTATAAAAATGGAAAGAAGTATTACGGAACGAAATCTCGACCGAGATGGAGATTACCCTTGCAAGAGGATGCTGGTTTCGTGAAGAAGGATGTGCTTATAGATCCGTACACATTAGGGGTGATGTTGGGTGATGGATCGTGTACCGAGGGCACCATGGGTATCACGATAGCCGATGATGATATCGAGATAGTCAACCGGTTGAAATTTCCTGAAAAAATTGAAGCGAGATATGTCAACAGATTTTTTTACGGCATAAGAACGAACGGTAGCGAACATTCGATGAGGTATTATCTTGAAAAATACGGATTATTCAATCACACCGCCATCGATAAGTTTATACCCGATGATTATAAATTCAATGATAGGGAAACACGTCTTGAAATTTTAAGGGGAATACTGGATACCGATGGTTATGTCAATAAGAATGGGTTAATTGAAATGGGTTCCATTTCAAAGAGGTTAATGGACGATGTGAGATTTGTTGCCCAATCCCTGGGATGTTTGTGTCGCGTAATGAGACGAAAACCTTCCTTCTACACGGATAACGGTAGGAGAGTCCAAACACGTGATCATTACAGGATGGTGATAGTGGAACCGAAAGGGATGTCCTTGTTCCATCTAAAAAGGAAAGCCGATCTAGCTTCACGTCCTCAAAAATTGCACTGTTGTTACCGTGCGATTAAATCCATCAAAAAAGTTGAAAACGCGGGGATGCAATGTATAACGGTGTCATCGCCGGATAAGTTATTCATGGTAGAGGATTTCGTACCCACACATAATTCGACAGTGTTACGATGGAGGGGGTTAACATCCGCGCTTACCGGGGCAGACGTTCTTCATATTCAATGTGAGGAGGCGAAAGAGAAAATACATATGAAATATTCTCAGATGTGGACTTTTAAGACGTATACCGATTTGAAGGAGGATAATTTCACCCAGGATGAGCTTGATGATTTACATAAGACATTGAAGGATATAGAATCCTATGCGAATGATATTAAAATTTACAGTTTCAAGAAATTTGGTGATGCGACCATTCTTGATGTGAGGACGATATGCCTCGAATATAAGAAATTAGTGGGTAAGTTTCCTAGGATTTTAATCATAGATTCATTTAACCTGATAAGAACGGGTATACCGAGTTTTGATAATGACCCCCGACCAAAATATAAGTTTCAGGAGTGTGGAAAAAGATTGAAAAATATGTGTGAGGAATTCAGTATGTCTTGTGTAACCGCGATTCAGACGGGCGATGTTCCTTTTGAAGTTTGGAATGACGAAGAAAAAGTTATAGATCGAAGTTACGCGGAAGGTGATAGAACCGTTGTTCAACCCTTTAGTTGGGTATTTTCCATCAATCAAACATTGGAAGAGGTAAAGCATAAAACTTGTAGGATTTTCAAGGATAAGGTTCGTGATTATGAAAATATCGATCCTGTTTTTAAAGTGGCAACGAATTACAACGCAGGGCGGTTCTATGATAGAAAGAGAACCCTGGAGGAATTCTATGATTTAAAAATTACGCACACACACGGTGGTGGGAGAAAACGAACAAGATCTAATTCAAACGAACAGAAAGGGAGGGTTATGTGATGATTATTGATAAGGATGAGATAATCGCCGAGTTAAACCTCAAACCCTTCGGTCAAAAAGGTTGGCTAAGTTCAAAAGAACCGTGTCCGTTTTGCGGAAAAGATGGAAAGAATGCGTTAATTTTCACGGACGATGGGCATTCAGCGGTATTCCATTGTTTTAAATGCGGAACAAAAACAAGTATTCGTAATTATCTTATCAAAATGGACCGAAAAGATTTGATAAGAAATGATTACCAAATGTCGAAAAAAAATATTAAATTAACACCTTTAATCAAAGAAGAGGATGATATTGAAGAGAATGTTCAATCAAACACAAGACTCCCCATTGGGTTGAAACCTTTGGTCAACGATCCGTATCTGGAGAGCAGGCATTTTTTAAAGGAACACTATGAAGAATTTGAACCATCATACACTAAATCAGTTTTGGAGGAGACGTTAGCCAAGCATAATTACATTATCTTCAAGATTAAGGAAGGAGATAGGGTTGTCGCGTGGCTGGCGAGGTCACGATACAATAAAACGTGGCATGATAATAATAGAACGTTGTTCAAGGAAGGTATTGGTAAAATGGTTTTACGATACATGAACAGTCAGGATGGTTTTTCTCACATTCTGGGTGGGTATAATTTTATCGGGCCGGAAACAGAAACCGTGATATTGGTCGAGGGTTTGTTTGATAAGGTGAACGTTGATTATCTGATTAACCTGGGATTTAACCAAGAAATCGCATGTTGCTTCACATTTGGCAAGAAGATAAGTCCGGGTCAATTGAATCAATTAAGAAAAACGAACGTCAAAACGGTGATCTTAATGTACGATGAGGACGCTTTAAGGGAAAGCAAGGAAACAGCACTTCATTTGAGTAAATTTTTCAATGTGAAAGTTTGTCGGATAAAGGATAAAGATGTTGATCCCGGAAATATGACGATGCAATATTTACAACGAGTTCTGATCGATATGCAGGATCCTTTGAATTTTTATTTAAATAACCTAGATAAAACGATATATGATACCTCAGAACGGAAAATTAACAGTAAGGGAATATTTTGAACAATTAGAGTTGGAATATTTCTCATATTTATTCAGGGCCTTGGTGTACGAGGAACCTTGTTTTATTAAAATGTGCAATGATATTTGCGAGAAGAAAAAGGCTAAGATAATGAAAATCTCGCATCAATATCAATTACGTAGTATTTTCAAGGATAGTCAAGAATATCATCGCATGTTGAAGGATGTGTTCCTTCAACCGTACGGGATGCCGGGTTTGAAATATGATCCTTTAAAGAATAGCCCGGTAATATATGATAGATTTTACGCGTTTAAATCCGGGAGAAAGGTGAAATATCAGGGTGAAGTGTGTGTTGTGAAGGAGAACAATCCCAATTGGGAAAAAATAATCGTTACAACACCGAAAGGGGAAAGTATACCATTACGCTATATAGACGTAGAATTGTTGGTTGAAGATTTGTTTATTTGATAAACATTGTGTATCTTTATAGTGTTGATTTAAAAATATTGATAGTATGATAATTAGAAAATTGTTTAAATGGCAGTAGCAGATTTTGAAAAAGGCACTAAAGTATGTATTCGTTGCAAAAGAGAACTTCCTCTAAGTTGTTTTTGCATTAAAAGACAGGTGAGAGACGGTCTCAACCCCTATTGTCGCGAATGTGAACAAGAAAGGAAGGTGTTAAGGCGAATGAGTAACCCATCTGTTGCTCGGAATAAATCTGAATATGATAGAAAGTATCGATCACAAAAGAATCGTCGTATCACCCGGAGTGAGATGGATCGTCGTAAAAGACTGGCGGATGAAAAATTTCATTTAATAGAAAATCTTAGAAGCTATATGAATCAGTCTTTATCAGGTAAAATTAAAAACCCGAAAAGGTTCGTTGAGTATTTAAATTGTACTTATGACGAATTTAAACGATATATTGAATCAAAATTTTTACCTGGGATGACTTGGAACAATAGGGGTAAGACGATTGATTGTTGGAGTATAGATCATATTGTTCCGTTTGATTATTTTAATGTTGAGGATAAAGAAGAGTTTAGGGTGGCCGCAAATTATTTAAATTGTAGGCCTGTTTGGAATAAAGAGAATTTATCAAAGGGTTCGAATCTACCTGAAAATTATAGAGATATTATTGATATGATTAAAAATAATTTATATGGAAATCAGAAAACTTTTTAGAGTTGAGGCTGCTCAACATGTGGTAAGAAATGCAACATCTTTTAGATGCTCTCATTCTGTTCATAATCATGGGGTTCAAATTGAATTATTTTTCAAATCTGATCGACTTGATAACGCCCAGATGGTTTGCGATTTTGGGATATTAAAAGGTGTGGTTGGTAAGTTTATTGATTCGTTTGATCATTGCATGGCTTTTTGGTGCAAGGATGACCCGGAATATATTCGTGATATGCAGAAATGGAATGATCGTTGGATCATCCTACCTGTAAACCCAACGGCGGAGGCGTTATCCATATATCTTTGTGCCGCGGTGAATTATCTTATTTCAAAAGTGAAGTTCGCCAATGGAGAAGGGAATGTGTATTGTTCAAGGGTAATTTATCATGAAACTTCAACGGGATACGCTGAAGCGACAAAAGATGATGTTGATTTACTCCCAGATGCGATTGGTGAAACTGAATTTTCCGACGGAGTTGTTTCTGATTGGACTGAAGAATTAGTTGGTATTATGTTTGGAAATAAAAGTTTTATTGAAAACAAGGCACCCAAACCGCAAGTGAAATTATGATAACGAAAAAGGAACTAAATGATCTCGTTGATCACTATGGGTTTGATGAAAGTCTGGCATTTGAACTTTCATTACCTGTGATTGATTTAAGGGTGAGCGGGTATGGTGAGATGGCGGACGAGCTTTATGAAAATCAACTTGACCTTATTAAAGAGATTGCGAAAGAACGGAGATTCTCAGAACTGGATCTCGCTGAGTTTATAGAATTGTACAACGCTTATTTATGTTAAAAATGGATTATTCAGAAATTCAACCGATTATTGATTTGCACACCTGTATACAGGGAGAGGGTATGAAGGTAGGAGTTCCCCATATTCTTATAAGAACATCCGGGTGCAACTTGAGATGCACTTTTAAAGGGAGTATATGCGACACGGCCTACAGCTCGTGGAACCCGGAAAAGGGTAAATATTCATTGAACGATGTCGTCGATATCATAATCATGAACCCTCAGATAAAATGCATGCTTATCACCGGGGGAGAACCGACCCTTCATCCCGAATTGTTGAAATCGTTGATCGCGATAGGTCGGGCTCATGGGTTAAGCATAAGCATGGAAACGAACGGAACCATCGCGAGAGGTGATATACTTGATGGAGAGACGTACGTGGACGTCGTATCGATCTCACCTAAATTGAAGAGTTCCGTTCCGAGTTCGGGCGAATTCGCGGAGAAACACGCGAAAACGAGGGAGAACATCCCCGCTATAGTGTCGTGGATCATGGAATCGAAATTTTCCCAGTTGAAATACGTGGTATCCTCGGAGGATGATATAAAGGAAGTCGAGAGACAAGTTCGGAAAATTAAGAAGGAGGTATCTAAACTGGACCCCTTCTGGCCTGTAATAGTCTATCTGATGCCCGAGGGTGATACCGAGGAGAAGTTAGCGGAGAAAAGGAAATGGTTGGCACAAAGATGTATAGATTTGGGCTACTTCTACTCTGACCGCTTACATATAATAATCTTCGGAGATAAGAGAGATGCTTAGTTAAAAACGAGATAAAACACGAAATATGAAAAAAATAATGGCAGGAGGGAACGTCGTTCTTTCCGATGATGATAGAAACGAGATGTTGGCAAGGGCCACCGAGGCGTACGGTAAGTTCTTGGAGGCTTTGGGGTATGATTGGAAGAATGACCCTAACATGATAAAAACACCGTACAGGGTTGCGAAAATGTTTGTTAACGAAATCACGTCAGGTGCGTATTCCGCACCCCCGAAATTAGCGGTATTCCCAAGTTCAGGATACTCAGGTATGGTAATTGAACATGGGATCGAGGTAAATTCATTGTGTTCACATCATTTACTTCCGTTCACAGGATTCTGTAGTTTGGCGTATATCAGCAAAGAAAGTGGCCAAGTTATCGGTCTTTCGAAACTAAACAGAATAGTTCACTGGTTCGCCAAACGGCCTCAATTACAGGAGCAATTAACACGGCAGATTCATGATTATTTGGTTAACGTATTCGGCGATACGGTACTGGGCATCGCAGTTTATATTGAAGCGGAACATATGTGTGTGAGCATGCGGGGAGCGGAAGATAATAGCACGATGACAACCCACTATTGTTCAGGGGCGTTCTTAACAAATGAGATGAATAGTCGCGATGAGTTTTTAAGGGCGATACAGATTTATAAACTCGGGAGAAAATAAAATATGTCGGCGATAAAGAAAATACAGAAGGAAATTAAATGGGTGAGTGTGGGTGACATACACTGTCACCCATTGAATCCTCGAAAAAATTCGAAATCTGCGAAAATTGTTGCAAAAAGCATTCAAGAATACGGATATATCAATCCTATTGTTGTTGATGAGGAAGGAACGATACTTGCGGGAAACACGAGATTCAAAGCGTTGCAGCTACTTGGCGTTGAAGAGTTTGATGTTTTGGTCGTTAGTGGTTTAACGGACGAGGAAAAAGTTGGTTTTTTGGTCGCCGATAATAAAGTTGGTGAGTATTCCTCGTGGAATTATGCGGGGCTTCAGCGTCTTGTTGAAAAATCAAGTAACAAGGATGCGATGAAAGAAATTGGTATCACAACTTTGCAGGATAATAAAGATGAACTTGATAAATTAATAGCCGGTATTGATTGATATGTTTGAAAAACCTAAAAAAAGACTTGTGATGGGATTGGGTGGTGGTCTGGTGAGTAGTTGTAGGTCCGATAAAGTCTTGGAAAAACTTTTGCTTGCGCATGATAACGATTACTTGATTTCAACCGTTGATATGACCGCCGGGTATATTAAATTTATTCAAACCGTTGTTGGAGGCGATCGAATATGGTT